CTATGCCGCATGACATTTCACATCAAGCCGCGACCGGGCCGGCTTATCGCGGGTTAGCCGCAGCGCCAACCAGCGGGGCAGTTTCCGAGGGGAACAGGGTGGAGCGGCGGATCCCGCGTTGCGGCATCGCGCAACTATCCGATTGCCAGCCGCGCCCTGCGCCGCTATTTCACCGCTCGATTGTTCGGGCCACTTCGGCGCGGCGATCACGCGAGGCCGCCGGTTCTCAGCGGATTGCGGGTGTAGCTCAATGGTAGAGCAGAAGCTTCCCAAGCTTACGACGAGGGTTCGATTCCCTTCACCCGCTCCAATTACCCCGCAGAAAACTGCCAAAAACTGAAAAAACGCCGGGTGTGCCAACTGGCACACCTCTGGCACACCCCTCCGTGGCACGTTCCGGCACGATAGTTCCGGTAGACTCATAATCGCGCCAACGGATATAGCGCCCGCCGCTATGGCAATTATCCCCCACTCTCGGGCGGTGCGTACCGCCTCCCTTAGGTTTCTCTCAGGTTCACCCTCAGGTGCCGCGCCCGGCGCGCTGCGCCCCCGTGCGTGCATCGCAGAGGCACCCGGCAATTAACCCCCACTCCTGGCCCGAGAACCACTCGGCGCCACCCCTCGGGCTGCGTTCGGCAGCCCTCATCCCTAGACCGGAAGGAATCCCAATGACCGATTTTCGTGCGCAGCTTCGTCGTCAGATCGAGCTGGAAGACGAGGGCCGCTCGCTCGGCGCGAGTCGCTACAACAACCGCGAGCTGCCCTGGAAGGCAGAGGCGGGCGCCGCCGACGAGGAGGCGAACCTTCCGCCGGGCCACCAGCTGCTGAAGCTGTGCATCGAGCCCGTCGCCCAGGCCATTGAGGCATTCCTGCAGGAGGCATGCGAGCGCAAGGCGGGACGCCTGCACCGCGCCGTGGACTTCCTGCTGCTCACCGATCCGAAGGAGGTCGCGTACCTCACGGCTCGCGTGATGGTGAACAACAGTATGGAGCAGACCTTGCTCCAGAACGTGGCGGTCCAGGTGGCCGACGCGCTGATCGAGAACATGGAGTTCAAGTCGTTCCGCGAGATGAACCGGAAGGGCTACAAGGGCTTCCTCAAGGCGCAGGAGGCGCGCGGGTCCTACTCGCGTCAGCGCAAGAGCGCCGTGAAGAAGCTGTTCGAGAGCGAGGGCGTGGCCCGCTCGGTCTCCAAGGAGGAGCGCGTCTCCATCGGCACGAAGTGCGTGGAACTGGTGATCGAGGCAACCGGCCTGTTCGAGCTGGACAAGGTGCGCCGCGCCAACGGCTACGCCTATGCCCTGACCACCACCGGCGCGCTGCGGGATTGGCTGGACAAGCAGCACGCCCGCTGCTCGCTCCTCGCGCCGATCAACATGCCTATGGTGGTCCGTCCGCGCCGCTGGCGCTCGCCGACCTACGGCGGGTACGTCACCCGGCGCCACGGCAACCGCTTCGTGAAGCAGCGCAACGCTGCCTATCACGAGGAGGTCAAGCACATGGACCTGTCGCGGGTCTATGAGAGCGTGAACCACATCCAGGACAGCCCGTGGCGGATCAATCGCGACGTCCTGGAGGTCCTCGACACCCTGTGGAAGACCGGCAGCTCCCTCGGTGGCCTGCCGGATCAGAAGGACGTCCTGGAGAAGCTCCCAGCGCGGCCGGAAGACTTCGAGGAGAATGAGGAAGCGCGCATGCAGTGGAAGCGCGAGGCAGCCGAGGTCTACGCCGAGGACGCCGAGCTGCGGTCTGCCCGCCTGTCCATCCACCAGGGCCTGTGGATCGCCCGCAAGTATGCGGACGAGGACGCCATCTACTATCCGCACGAGCTGGACTTCCGGGGCCGGGTCTACCCGATCCCGAACGCTGGCCCGAGCCCGCAGGGCTGCGATTGGCAGAAGGCGCTCCTCCACTTCGCCCACGGGATGCCTCTGGGTCTCGAAGGGTTCCGCTGGCTGTCGATCCACATCGCCAACCTGTTCGGCGTCGACAAGGTGCCGTTCGCGGAGCGCGAGCAGTGGACCATCGACAACATCGAAGCCCTGCTGGACAGCGGCAACGACCCGCTGGACGGTCAGCGCTTCTGGGCGACTGCCGACAGCCCGTTCTGCGCCCTGGCGGCGTGCATCGAGCTGGCCCAGGCATACGCCTCGGGTGACCCCACGACCTACGTGTCGCGCATCCCGGTTGCGCTGGACGGCTCCTGCTCGGGCATCCAGCACTTCTCGGCCATGTTGCGGGACGAGGAGGGCGGCGCTGCCGTGAACCTGCTGCCTGCAGATCGTCCGCAGGACATCTACATGCGGGCCGCAGCCAAGGCCCAGGCCGTCGCTGATGCCACCCCGTACATCACCTACACGGTGAAGCGGGATGGCGAGGAGGAGGACGTCACGATCCCGAACCCGTGGATGGGCGGCATGGTGAAGCGCAGCATCGCCAAGCGCCCGACCATGACCTTCTGCTACTCGGCCACCCGCTTCGGGATGGGCGGGATGATCGTCCAGACCCTGAAGGAGCTGGACCGGGATCTGGCGAAGGAGGGGAAGGGCCCGTACCTCGGCGGCGCGGACAACTACCACTGCGCCATGTGGCTCTCGCACGTCATGTTTAGTTCCATTAGCGACACTGTTCCGGCTGCCGCAGCGGCGATGGAATGGCTGCGCGAGGCAGCTAAGGTGGCGGCGAAGGGCGGGCTGCCCCTGTGGTGGACGACCCCGATGGGCCTGCCGATCCTGCAGGAGTACAAGGCGACCAAGGGCGAGCGCGTCGAAGTCCACTGGCAGGGCTCGCGCGTCCGCATGGTCGTCCAGGTCGAGACGCAGGACCTCGACGGTCGCGCCCAGGCCAACGGCGTGGCCCCCAACTTCGTCCACTCGCTCGACGCCTCGCACCTGCAGGCCGTCGCGCTGCGGGCGAAGCGGGAAGGGATCACCCAGCTGGCCGTGATCCACGACTCCTTCGGTACCCACGCGGCGAACACGGGGCGCCTCTCGCGCATCCTGCGGGAGACGTTCGTGGAGCAGTACAGTGGCGACGTGCTGGGCGGCTTCTATGCCGAGCTGTGCGAGCAGCTGGGCGAGGAGCTGGCAGCCGAGCTGCCCGCGCCACCGAAGGCCGGGAATCTGGACCTGAGCCGCATTCTCGAAGCCGATTACACCTTCGCATAATAGTTCCGTTTAACTCACGATCTGACGGCGAGGCCAATTAACCCCCACTCCTGGTGAGGGAAGCCTCGCCGCCGAATTTCGGAAGGAATCCCAATGCAGACCAACCAGCAGAACCAGACCCTTTCCCGCGATGCGCGTGAGCGCATCGCTCGCCAGATCGCCGAGAACACCGGGCTCCCCGTGGAGTTCGGCGGCGTCGTCGTCGGAGGCGCACGCTGATGTTCCTCCTCCACACGCCCAAGCTGGTCAGCGAGACCTCGATCCGGTTCGACCCGGCGGTCCTCGAAGCGGGCACCTGCGGCCTGTTCCGCGCCTCGCTCGACGAGGCTGCTGACCTGATGCCGTCGATGGCCGAGTTGATCGCCACGGTGCCCGTCTCGGACCCCTCGCGGTACGAGCTGGACATCAAGGTCCACATGCTGATGCCCGGCCAGTATCCGTGCATCCCCAACTGGCACACCGACATGGTCGTGCGGGACGAGAGCGGCCTCCGCTTCGACCTGATCGACCCTGCGGCCGAGCCCATGCTCCTCTGGATCAGCGATGGTCCCGAGACGGAGTTCCTGGCCAAGCAGGTGTACATGGAGGAGCGCCCTGGTTCGCATCAGGAGATTGCCCGCTTCATGAACAAGCTGTCGCCCCGCGACTATCACGGCCTGTTCACCCAGAGCATCCAGCCCAACTGCTGGTGGTCGATGGATCAACGGACGCCGCATCGCGGCACGCAGGCAGCCAAGCACGGCTGGCGCGTGTTCGCCCGCGTCACCCCCAAGGCACTCGCGCCGCGCCGCCCGGTCACCTCGGTGATCCGGCGCCACGCTCAGGTGTATTTGGACGCCTCCACGTTCGGATGGTGAGCCCCGTCTGCGCATGCGGCAGGGGCTATTTCAGCCGCTTCGACGGCAAGTGTGCCCATTGTCGCAATCGCAGCGAGAAACGAGCGAACAGCCTCTGGGTGCAGAATGTGCCCAATAGGCATGGGTTTCGGGACGAGACCCGCAATTAACCCCCACTCCTGGTGAATGAAACCGAAGGGTCCTGGCAGAAATGCTGGGGCCCTTTTCTGCGTTTCAGGCCGGGAGTGGCAATTATCCCCCACTCTCGGGGTGGGAACACTTAGGTTCCTATGGCCCCGATCCCGGAGCAACCATGAAATCCCACACGATCCGCGACCGGATCGCGTTCAGGTCGACGCTCGTGCCTCTCAAGGCACCGGCGTTCTCGATCCTGGACGCTCTCCAGGCGCACCCTGCCGACGTCCAGATCGAGGCGCTGGCACTCACCCTCACCATCCTGGCGCAGGGCGCCGGGCTCGATCCCCATCAGCTGGTCGAGCGCGCTCGCCGCCAGCTCATCGACGCGAACCGCGTCCGCAACCCCATCCCCGAGGCCATTGAGGCCTACGCCCAAGGAGAACTACGTTGACCAAGATCGACTGGACCAAGCCGCTCGAAGCGTACCGCGCCCGCGACGGCAAGGTCGTGCCGGTGACGCTCCGCACCACCCGTGGTTGCCACGCACCGCTCGGTACGCGCTACACCAACGAGTGCCCGAACGCCAATGAGGCCAACCACGGCTGGAATGAGGACGGCTCCAGCGCCTGCATCATGAAGCTGTGGGTAATCCGCAACGCTGTGGCGAACGCGCTCGACACGACCAAGCCGCTGCAGACCGTGGACGGCAAGAAGGTGACGTTCGTCGGCAAGCTCGACGATGGCCGCATCGTGGTCGAAGTGACCTATGGCGGCTGGCAGAAGCCTGTCGCTACCGAGCTGCGCTATGCGGATGGCCGCAAGACCCGCACGCCGGGCATCACTTCCGGTGATGACGTTGTTGTCAAGGTCGTGAAGAAGTCGGTGTTCCTGAACGTCTACTCGGACGGCACCATCGGCCAGACCAAGCACAAGACCAAGGAAGCCGCGCGGCACGCGACGAAGTACGGCAAGGTCCGCGTGGCGATCCTGGAGCAGCTGTTCGAGGACGACGTCCAGGTTGGTGCCCGCGTCAACGCTGCGGCTGCCCCCTGGTACCGCGACGCCCGCATCCTGGGCCGCGCCGCCACCCGCGAGGACTACGCTCGCTGATGGACGAGCTGCTCTACGACAACATGGTGGAGGCTGCTGCTGAACGCGCAGCCGACACCGGCGTCGTTGACCTCGTCGACATCGCCAACGCCGCAGCCAGCGGCTTCGACACCACCGCATTCACCGCTGACGTCGCCAAGCTGGCCGACCTCATCGACTACATGCGCTGATCCCCTCCGTTAAACCGAAAGTCACCTTAATGGCGAAATCCACCTACGTCGCGGGCCCCAAGTTCACCACCCCGCGCGCCCCGGCCATCTGGCCCCGGCTCAACGAACCGGACACCAAGCACGACGCCGCTGGCGTGTTCGAGTGCAAGCAGGAGCTAAGCCTCTCGGACCCGCTGGTCCAGAAGATCAAGGCGAAGGCCATGGAACTGGCCAAGGCCAAGTTCGAGGAAGTCAAGGAGCAGTTCAAGGACGACTCCAAGGTCTACTTCGACGAGGACGAGTATGACGCGAAGGTTGCCGAGCTGAAGGCTGCAGGCAAGAAGGCCCTGGCCGAGAAGCTGAAGCTCATCACCCTCGTGGAACCGATGGCTCCCGAGATTGACGACGAAGGCGACGAGACCGGCAACTGCATGCTCAAGGCCAAGATGAAGGCCTCGGGCACCTACAAGTCGGGCCCGAAGACCGGCCAGCGCTGGGAGCGCACGCCGAACATCTTCAACGCCAAGGGCAAGCAGCTCGCATCCCCGCCGAAGATCGGTGGCGGCTCCGAGGTGAAGATGTCCATCGAGCTTTCACCTTACTACGCAGCGAGCGACGGCAAGGTCGGCGTCTCGTTCCGCTTGGAAGCGGTGCAGCTCATCACCCTGGTCCAGTTCGGCCAGCGCGACGCGGCAGGCTACGGCTTCGGCTCGGAAGACGGCGATGACATCGACGACGACCTGAACCAGGGCGGCGGCGGCTTCTCGAACGAGAGCGGTAGCGACGAGGACGACGACCTGTGATCGTCGGTTTCCTCGCAGGCTTCCTGGTCTTCGCGCTGATCTTCGGGGCCCTGCTGGGTTACATCGGCGCCACCGAAGGCCTGAGTGACATCGGCGCGGCCCTGTTGCTGGGCTGCGGCTTCGTGTCGTTCACCGTGGGCGGCGCCCTCATCGGCTCGGCGGTCTGACGCAGCGCCTCACTTTCCTTCTGCCCATCGACCCGATGCCGACCCCTCGGCCTCGGGCTCGGTGCATCACGCCAAAGGGCCGCAAGCCCATCGTGACCATGTACTCCCCCAAGGAGTACCAGGAGTGGCAGAAGGAGGCCCTGGCGGCGCTGCACGCGGTCCATCCGCCGTGCGTGTTCCAGAGCCCTGTCCTGGTCGAGGTGACGTGCTTCGTGCGCCGCCCCAAGACCAGCAAGCTGCTCATCCCCAAGCCCGACGTCGACAACTACGCCAAGGGCGTACTCGACGCCATCACCAAGGACGGCCGGTTCTGGTCCGACGACACTGAGGTGTCGGACCTCATCAGCCGCAAGCGCTGGACCACGGGTGACCCGCACGTCGCGGTCGCCATCGTCCAGCTCGAACCAAAGGACCTGTGAACTACAAGCCCATGACCCGCATCGGGTTCATCGCGATCCACTGCTCGGCGACCCCCGCCGATGCAGCTCACGAGAACATCGACGCGGCCGAAATTCGTCGCTGGCACCGCAAGCAGGGCTGGCGCGACATCGGCTACCACTTCGTCATCAAGCGCGACGGCACCGTCGAAAAGGGCCGTCCAGACGACATGCCGGGCGCCCACGAGCCCCGGATCAACTCGCAGTCGCTGGCCATCTGCATGGTCGGCGGTGCGCCGCCGCTGGGCTCCGTCGCTGCCAAGCGAGGGCTCGGCGAGAACAACTTCGCGCCCGCTCAGTGGGCCTCCCTGAAGACGCTCGTCACCCAACTGCACGCCAAGCACCCGACCGCCGTCGTCCTCGGACACCGCGACGTGCCCGGCGTCCAGAAGGCGTGCCCGAGCTTCGACGCGAAGGCCTGGTGGTCGGAGAACCAACCCAAGTAACGAGGAACCCCCGAATGTCCCGCAACGAGAACAAGGCGATCCTGGTCGCCAACCACCTGAAGAAGCACGGCCACATCAGCCAGGGCACTGCGACCCTGGAGTACGGCAACTTCCGTCTGTCCGACGCGATCCACCGCCTCCGCAACGAGGACGCGGACCTGATCCCGGCGGGCAAGCGCATCAAGACGGCCATGAAGCGGGACGCTTCGGGTCACCCCTATGGCGAGTACCAGCTCGTGGAGAAGGCGGCATGAAGGGCCAGCGCCCCGCACCCGTCCAGACCCGTGAGCTGGTTCGCCGCCCGACTGCCCTGGCAGACGCCATGCTCACCATGTTGGCCCGGCAGGGTGTCGACGTGAGCAACGCCAAGGTCCCCCTGAAGCGCGAGCCGTCATGGCGCGTGTCTCGGAAGGGCTGACCGAGAGCAGCCTCCTCTACAAGACCAGCTGTGACGCCTGTGGCAGTAGTGATGCGAACGCCGTCTATGACGACGGGCACACCTACTGCCACAAATGCGAAACCCGTGGTCGCGCCGATGGCGCGGAGGAGGCACCACCTCCTTCCGCCAAAGGAAAGCGAATGGCTGGCCTCATCCGAGGAGAGATTGAGGCGATCCCGAGCCGCAAGCTCGATGACCGCGTCTGCGAGAAATACAATTACCAAGTCGGCACCTTCAACGACAAGAAGTGCCACATCGCCCCCTACTTCGACGAAGCGGGGAACATGGTGGCGCAGAAGGTGCGCCTCCCTGGCAAGGACTTCACGATCCTTGGGGACCTGAAGAAGGCCCTGCCGCTGTTCGGCCAGCAACTGTGCCGTGACGGCGGGAAGATGATCGTCATCACCGAGGGCGAAGTCGACGCCCTCTCGGTCACCCAGGCAATGGGCCTGTCGTGGCCCGCAGTGTCCCTGCCGAGCGGCGCGGGCGGCGCGAAGAAGTCCATCAGCAAGGCGCTCGCCTTCCTGGAGAGCTTCGAGAAGGTCGTCCTGCTGTTCGACGAGGACGAGCCCGGCCGCGAAGCGGTCGAGGACTGCGCCCCTCTGTTCAGCCCTGGCAAGGTGTTCGTCGGCAAGCTGCCGCTCAAGGACGCCAACGACATGGTCAAGGCGGGCCGCTCGAAGGAGCTGGTCGACGCCATTTGGGGTGCCCGCAAATGGTCCCCCGACGTCCTGAACGACATCGACGACGAGCTGATCGACGAGGCCTGCGCAGAGCAAGGCTGGGGACTGCCGTGGCCGTGGATCACCATGACCAAGGCGACCTACGGCATCCAGCGTTCCGCCCTGTACACCTGGGGCGCCGGTACCGGATCAGGGAAGACCACCCTGATGAAGCAGCTGATGCTGACCGCGATGCGGCCAGACCTCGGCGAGGATCACTCCGCGTTCATGACGATGCCAGCGCCGCGCCCCGTGGCCTGCATCCTGTACGAGGAGCCGCTGAAGCGGACGCTCAAGACCCTGGCCGGTATGGTCATGGGGAAGCGCATCCACGTCCCCGGCACCGAGTACGACAAGGACGAAGCCCGCCAGATCATGCGGGAGCTGCGGCCCCTCCTGAAGTCCGTCTCGCTGAAAGGCGCGCGGAATTGGGAGACGGTCAAGGCGACCATCCGCTTCCTGGCGCACTCCGAAGGCGTCCGCGACTTCGTGATCGACCCGATGACCGCCCTCACGGCGGGGGACGAGAACGAGCGACAAACGCTGGACGGCATCATGTCCGAGTTGGCCGAGCTGGCCGAGGATTTGGACGTCACGATCCACCTCGTGTTCCACCTCGCGACCCCTGAGGGGAAGAGCCACGAGGACGGCGGGAGAGTGCAGGAGAAGCACTTCCGCGGTTCCCGTGCAGTCGCCTTCTGGTCCCACTTCCTGATGGGCCTGGAGCGCAACAAGCAAGACCCCGACTGCCCCACCATCATCCGAGGCCTGAAGGATCGCCCTACCGGCGACGCCGTCGGCCCCTTCATCGCTCTCACCTACGTCAAGGACACCGGCCTGATGGCCGAGGTCGACATGCCGGTGGATGGCGAGAAGCCCTTCAAGAACGAGGAGGACCAGGACCTCTAATGTCCCACTACGATTGCTCGTGCTGTGGCGAATACCTCGGCATCAGCCACGAACACTGCCGCGAATGCAAGGCAGGCCGCTGCGCCAGAGCGCGCACCGAACCGCAGCCGACACCACCGGCCCCGCCGGTCGCCCCGCAGGTGGCGGAAGTCATCGCCAACCTGCCTTCGCTTCCCGACGACGCCGACAAGCGCAACGAATATCCGATGGCCGATGGCCTGCTGGACTATTTCCCGAACGCCCTGGCCGAAGTCGCGAAGCTCTCGTTCCGCGCCACCCAGCAGCATCACCCCGATCAGCCGATGCACTGGGACCGGAGCAAGTCGACCGACCACCGCAACAAGATCCTGCGGCATTTGGCCGACACCCACACAGTCGACGACAAAGGCAATGACCATTGGGCGATGGTCTGCTGGCGAGCCCTCGCGGGATACCAGGAATACCTGGAGCGGAAGAACAAGCTCCCGCCGTCCCGCGCATCTCGAAATCGCCCTTTCTGATTAACACCCACTCTCGGAGGAAAAACCATGACCGCACGTATTCGTAACATCACTGCCCGCCTTCGCACGCTCGCCCTGACGGCGACGCTCGCCACCATGGACTTCCTGGCGGATGTCCGTGACCGCATCCTGGACCGCATCCCGGTCTCGTTCGACCGCACCATCGACAAGCTGGCTTCGGTCGCCGACGCCCTGGAGCGCCTGGAGTTCCAGCAGAACGAGCGCGCCAAGCGCGAACTCGCGATCCAGAACGCCAGCTACGCCCGCGAGGACGCAGCCATCGCCAAGGGCAACGACGCCCAGGCGATCCGCAAGCGCATCGACGCGCTGCTCGGCTGAAGCCGACCAACATCGCCATCAACATCAAGGGGGTCCTTCGGGGCCCCCTTTTTCGTGCCTCCGGTAGACGGCGGGGCCGCGCAAGCGGTCGCATCAAGGGAGTGGTGATCCACCCCGCCGTCCCCCCGAGGCTCGAACAGGAGCCCCCAACATGCTTATCTACGACATCGAGACGAACGGGCTGCTCGACGAGCTGGACCGCGTCCACACCCTGCACATCCTCGAAACCGCCACCGGCATCCGGCTGCGGTTCAACGATGGGTTCTTCGCAGACGGCACCCCGGCGCCGCGCCACGGGAGCCTCGCCGACGGCTTCATCCTGCTGTCGAAGGCCCGCCACGTCTGCGGCCACAACGTCATCTCCTTCGACAACCCGGCCATCACCAAGGTCTATCCCTGGTTCAAGCTCCGGCCCGACTGCGTCGTCGAAGACACGATGGTCTGGGCCCGCCTTATCTGGCCACACATCAAGGAAATCGACAGCAAGTGGATGAAGTCGGGCAAGCTGCCCTTCGACTTCGGCAAGCAGAAGCTCCTCGGATCGCACAAGCTCAAGGCCTGGGGCATCCGCCTCGGCGTCCTGAAGGCCGACTACGAGGGTGAGTGGGATCACTTCACCCAGGAGATGGAGGAGTACGCCGCCCAAGACCCGGTGACCACCTACGCGCTCTGGGCGAAAATCCAGGAGAAGCTGCGGGACCCCACTGGGAAGGAAGGTTGGTTCCGGCCAGTCGGTCGCGGGGAAGCCCCCGACCTCGAACACGACGTCCAGTTCATCATCTCGCTGCAGCAGCGGTTCGGCTTCAAGTTCGACCGCGAGGCTGCCGAGCGCCTTGAGTGGCGCCTGCGGGCCCGCAAGGCCGAGCTGGAGGATGAGCTGCGGCAGGCCTTCCGGCCCTGGTTCAAGCCCGAGCGCAAGCACGGGAAGGTGGTCGAGATGACCCCGCAGCGCGACGACAAGAAGCTGCACCGAACCAAGGGCGCCCCCTTCAGCAAGATCAAGCTGGTGTCGTTCAACCCCGGCAGCCGACCTCAGATCGCCGACCGGCTGATCGAGCTGTACGGGTGGATACCTGTCGAGTTCACGGACAGCGGCGCCCCGAAGGTCGACGAAACGACCCTCGGCTCCCTGGATCACATCCCGGCGGCGCGGCTGCTGGTCGACTACCTGACCGTGGACAAGCGCCTCGGACAGCTGGCCGACGGCGACAACGCCTGGATCAAGAAGGTCGCGGCCGACGGTCGCATCCACGGCTACGTGAACACGCTCGGCGCCATCACCCGGCGCATGACGCACTCGGACCCCAACATGGCCCAGGTGCCGTCGCTGGTGAACGCCAGGGGCCCCGTGCCCTACGGCAAGGAGTGCCGCGCGCTCTTCGTGGTCGACAAGGCCAAGCTCCTCTGCGGCGTCGACGCCGAAGGCTTGGAGCTGCGCATGCTCGCCCACTACATGGCGAAGTATGACGGCGGCGCCTACGCCGACACGGTCGTCAACGGGAAGAAAGAGGACGGCTCTGACGTCCACACGGTCAACCAGAAGCTGATCCGTCTCAACTCCCGCAACTCCGCGAAGACTTGGATTTACGCCTACCTGTACGGCGCTGGCCTGCTGAAGCTCGGCATGGTCATCTACGAAGACTTCACGCCTGCACAGCGCGAGGCCTTCAACGCCAAGCACCCGGCGGGGAAGATGCGCGAGAGCGCCATCGCCCGCCTCGGGAAGCAAGCGCGGGCGCGCGTCGAAGCCGGTCTCCCGGCGCTCGGCGAGCTTCAGCTGAAGGTGAAGCGGCTCGCCGCCTCGGGGTTCCTCAAGACCGTCGATGGCAGCAAGCTCCGCGTCCGATCCGCACACGCCGCGCTCAACACCCTCCTGCAGGGTGGTGGCGCAATCGTCATGAAAAAGGCCCTGGTCACCCTGTTCAACCGACTGCTCGAAGCTGGATGGGTCCCCGACCTGTTCACCGGCGCGCTTCGGCGGGGTGACGATGTCATGGGGTTCGTCGCGAACATCCACGACGAGTTCCAGATGGAGGTCCCTGAGCATCTCGCCGCTGAAGTCGGGGAGATGGGCAAGGACGCAATCCGCGATGCGGGCATTGCGCTCAACCTCCGATGCCCCCTCGCGGGCTCCTTCGACAAGGGCCACAACTGGGCAGATAGCCACTAAGAATGACCTCTCGCGTACTCCGCGAGCCGGGTTCCGACAGTCTGGAGAAGGCCATCCTCTCTCGGTCTCGCCGCAGGGCGAAGCTGAAGGGGGTGCCCTTCTCCTTGTCGTTTCTCGACATCGTGATCCCCGACCGCTGCCCGATCCTGGGCATCAAGCTGGAACGGGGATCGAGCGGCGGGCTCGACAACTCGCCATCCCTGGACCGCGTCGTTCCGGCGCTCGGCTACGTGCCGGGCAACGTCCAGGTCATCTCGAACCGCGCGAACCGCATCAAGTCCGACAGCACCCCTGAGGAGCTGGCGCGCATCTTGGCGTGGGTCCTCGCGCACACCCCCAAGACACCCAAACGCCCAAGGAGGGCCTATGCGAAACCTGTGGCGGACCCTGTTCCGCTGGCTGCGTCTGCTGACGACCAGCCGCGACAATCAAACCCCTGACGTCGTTCGCATCGGCGTCATCCTGTTCGGCGCTTGGAGCCTGGGCCTGTCCGCCTGGGACGTCCTCGTACTGAACCACCAGTTCGACATGCTGAACTTCTGCGGCGGCGCAGGTGCCTTGCTGGCGTCTGCAGGTGCGGCCTTGGGCTTCAAGCGCAAGGACGAACCGGGCAGTACCTCCTAGTTGAGGAGGTCTTCCAATGCAGCTTTCGAGAGCGGCGAGGCGGCACTTGCGTTGATGTAACCCTCGAACTTCTCGTACATTGAACGATAGCGGGGCAACGACGATTGCGAGTGGCTGTTCAAGCCCCGATCTGCGAAGTCTTGGAACTCACCTAAGTCGTGGATCAAGGTGTGCGCCACGCCGTAGTGCGGATCGTGGTTTCCATCGAAGCCGTTGAACTTCGCCCATGGCCACGTCGCTGCATCCGCCGCATCTGCGCCGGTAAGCTGCTCCAGTGAGTGCTCAACTATCCCCCACATCCATAGGATGTCGATCGTCTCCTTGACGACCTCGTCATCTCGACCCTCAGAGTTGAACATCATCGGATACTTGTGAGCGATGGCCCAGTCATCATTGTTAATTGCGAGGGTCTTCACAAGCTTGGGGTCGGTTTCCCCGTCGAGCTTCAGCTCCTCCATCACCTCCGCCAACATCACAACAATGAGGCGCTCTCCATCCGATAACTTCATGCTTCGCTCCATGCATTGAACGCACCCCAGATGGGATCACCGTCTCGTTATTAAAGCGCAACGAGGCCAAAACAATGGGCAAACTTTTGAAAAGAATAGGTGCAGGCCTTTTGGGGCTGTTCGCCCTCGGCTTCGTCTACTGGTTTCTTACGGCGCCCACGCGGTCCCGGAAGGCAACCGCAATCTCCGCAGCAACCGCCGTCACTGCCGAGGCCTCCAAGGCCGCAGCGCAGGACACCGTCAAAATCATCGTCGAGAACCAGGCCGCACGCGGTCGCATCGACGTCATCACTCAAGGAAACCGCGATGCGATCCTCGCCGCTCCTGGAGCGACTGCTCCGCTCGATGCTGATCTTCATCACACCGGCCTTCGGGCTCTCTGCCTGCGCGACGTCGGTCGTGTTCAACCGGCCTGCAAGCGACTGCTCGACCCTGGTGCCGAAGCAGGTGGTGGACCCGACGCCGAGCGCGCCGTTCCCTGATCCGACCGCCGGTGGCTGGGTCGTCTTCGGTGACGCCCAGACCGGCCAGCTCGACAAGGCCAACCTCGACAAGCAGGTCCAGCACGACATCGTGACGGCCTGCGAACGCCGCGACCGCGAGGCCGCGAAGCAGATCACGAAGAAGCCCTGGTGGGCCATCTTCGGATGAAGGCCACCCACACCGACTACCTGCATCCCCGCCACCTTCGGGTGGAGGGGTGCCTGGGCCATCGCTTCTTCGACGGCCCCTGCAAGGTCGACGTCCTGTGCGTCAGCCCCAGCAGCGCGCTCCACGCGCAGCTCAACCGATCCAACCTCAAATCCTGGAGTTCCAAATGAACCGCATCTTGATTGCTGCGGCGCTCGCCGCCACGACCCTGCTCGCCGCCTGCGGTGAGGAAGCCGATCCGTGCCTCGGCGCGACCGACGTGAAGCAGTGCGAGGCAACCCGCGCGGCCACCGGCGGCGGCTCGAACAACGGCCTGCTGTACGGCCTGGGCGGCTACGCTCTCGGCCGCATGAGCGGCGGCGGCGGGGGCAGCACCTCGACGCACACCCGCACAGTCGAGCGCCACTACTACACCGCCCCGGCGCGCAGCCAGATGCGCAGCCCGAGCTACACCTACCGCAGCACCCCGAGCTACAGCTCCTACCGCAGCACGCCGAGCTACAGCTATCGCAGCTCGTCGATCAGCTTCGGTCGCCGCAAGTGACGCCGCTCGCCGCGCTCATCCTCTACGCCGTCGCCGGGCTGCTCACTGCGGTCGTCGTGTCGGCAAAGGGCGGCGAGTTCGAGGAGCCGGGGATCACCCTCGCGTTCATCCTTTTGGCGTGGCCGCTGGCGGCGCTCCTGGGAACTCTGCACCTCGTGTTCTGCGTGCTTGACGTCGTCGCGAAGTTGATCGGCTTCAAGCGGGCCGCGTCCTCTGAGTTCTACTACTGAGCCGAACGCTCCTCATCGACGCCGACATCATCGCATATCGGGCAGCGGCGTCGAACGAGCAGCGTATTGATTGGGGAGACGGCGTGGTCTCGTGCCATGCCGACTTCGAGGGCGCCAAGAAAGACGCCCGCGAAACCCTAGACGCTCTCGTTGAACAGCTGGACGCGACTGACCTCATCATCTGCCTGTCAGACGACTTCAGCAACTGGCGGAAAGACTTCTATCCGCTGTACAAGACCAACCGCGCCGAGACTGTGCGGCCGGAGCATCTCTACGACATGAAGGACTGGCTCGCCGAGAGCTATCCGACCGACCGCAGGCCGCGCCTCGAAGCCGACGACGTCATGGGCATCCTGTCCACCGAGCCCCACAACGGCGAGCGGATCATCGTCTCGGCCGACAAGGACATGCAGACCGTACCGGGGCTCCTGTTCAATCCGAACAAGGACGCCTTCGTGCGGGAAATCACGCCGGAGGAAGCCGAGCGCTTCATGCTCTGGCAGGGCATCTGCGGCGACCAGACCGACGGGTACCCAGGGTGCCCCGGAGCTGGCCCGGCAGCGGCCGACAGGTTGCTCGAAGGCGTCGGCTGGGAGAGCTTCGTCCACACCTTCAAGAGCGGCCAACGCAAGGGCGTCGAGGAGACCCGCTGGCGCGAGGTCGACCTGGGCGACCGCTGGGCTGCCATCGTCTCGGCCTACGCGAAGGCCGGGAAGACCGAGGAGGATGCCGTGATCCAGGTCAATCTGGCGCGCATCCTGAAGGCTGGCGACATGGACGGCACCCGGATCATCCCCTGGGCGCCGAGGGCCAATTAACACCCACTCTTGGAGAGAGAAACCTCCCTCCGGTCAAACATTGGTTCCTTCAGGGGTCGTCCTAACAGGCGGCCCCTTTTTTTCCTGGAGCAGCCCCCTCTGAAATTCCCCGACAGCGCCGTCGCTTTAGTCGACGAGCTGGATCGGCTCGTACCCGAGCGGGTCCCCGAAGCCGGGGACAGCATGGAGAGCATCCAGCGGCAGGCAGGAAAGCGCGAGCTTGTCCTGTTCCTCAAGAATTGGCGCGACGCATTCAAGCGCGAGACCATCCGCAGAGCGGGGTCCCGCTAATGTGCGTCGTCAGCACCCCGAAGGTCGACCCTAAGTCGGACGTCGCCAAGACGCCCGATCCTGCGATCATCCGCAACACGTACCTCGACGGGATCGACCCCACCACCAAGGCTCTGCGCTCTGGCCGAACAGGCCTGCGCATCGAGCGCGCGTCCCCCGGCGCCGCGACGTCGACCGTTATCCCACCTCTAGCTTCCGCCCCGCTGCTGAACATTCAGCCGGTCCTGCCGAAGATCACGCCTGTTCAGGGCGGGGGTGGGGGCGGACGCTTCAACGCGGCCAGGGCGCTCTACTAAAGGCCCCGATTGGCAGACAAATCCGAGAAGCTGGTTGCGACCGCCAAGGCGCGGTACACGCAGCTGACCAGCTCGCGGCAATCCGCGCTGGAGCGTGCGCGCTCCAACTCCAAGCTAACGATCCCCGGCCTGATCCCTGTGGATGGCCAGGACAGCAACGCCTCCTTCGAGCAGCCCTACCAGAGCCTCGGAGCGCGCTGCATCAACAACCTCGCGGCGTGGCTCCTGGTCACGCTGTTCCCACCCGATCAGCACTTCGCGCGCCTCAGTGTCCACGAGGACACCGCGAAGGAACTTGGGGCCAACCTCTCCACCGTGAAGGAAGCCCTGAACAGGATCGCAGGTAAGGCCCACCTCCTGATCGAGACGAGCATGGCTCGGCCGATCTTCATGGAAGTGCTGCGCCACCTGATCGTGGCAGGCAACTGCCTCGTCTATTTCGCCCTGGATGGCGGGCCACCGCGGATGTTCCGCATCGACCAGTACGTGGTCCTTCGGGACGAGCGTGGGGGTCTGCTGGAAGCCGTGGTGTCCGAGAAGGTGTACCCTTCGACGCTCGACGAAGCGACCATAGCGGCCTGCAAGGTCGAGATGGAGAAGGGCAAGGAGAACGACAAGCTCGTCGACCTCTACACCCACATCAAGCGCGTCGGCGACGACATCGTCCACTACCAGGAAATCAACGGCACCATCGTGCCGGGCTCCGACGGCAAGTCGCCTCGGGATAGCTCGGGGTGGATGGCGCTGCGCTGGCAGGCGATCCCTGGCAGCGATTGGGGCCGTGCCCACGTCTCCGAATACGTCGGCGACCTGATGTCCCTTGAGGACCTCTCGAAGGCCATCATCCAGTTCGCTGCGGTCGCATCGCGGATCATCCACATCGTGGACCCGAACGCGATGATCGACGTGGAGGAGCTGGCTGGCGCCGAGAGCGGCGACTTCCTGACCGGCTATGCCGACAAAATCCACGCGCTGCAGCTGGAGAAGTCGCAGGACTTCTCGGTAGCGAGCAACGTCGCGGAGCGGCTTGAGCTGCGTCTGTCGCACGCCTTCATGCTCCAGAGCGGCACCGTTCGGCAGGCCGAGCGCGTCACCGCCGAGGAAATCCGCGCCATGGCGCAGGAGCTGGAGAACGTGCTGGGCGGGGTTTACACCGTCCTGTCGGCCGAGTTCCAGCTGCCGCTGATCCGGCGCATCCTCTACGTCCTGGTGCGCCAGGGCGAGGCCCCCGAACTCCCCAAGACGGTTCAACCGACCATCGTGACGGGCTTCGAGGCCATGGGGCGCAACCACTCCGCGAACAAGCTGCGGATGTGGATGGGCGACATGGTCAACATCTACGGTCCCCAGGTCGTGCAGAGCATCACCGATCCGACTGAGGTCGGGCGGCGGTTCGCCGACAGCTACGGGATCGAGGACGTCGAGAGCCTCATCAAGTCGCAAGAGACCCAACAGACCGAGCAGCAGGCCTCCATGGCCAACCAAGCTGCACTCGCCGCCGCGCCGCAGATTGCGAAGGGCGCGGCTGATGCAATGAACCAGGGCGGCGCCGCACCGGCAGCCCCCGCAGCCTAAGAGAGAATATGGCAACGAAGACCCCAGCCACCGACAAGTCCGACACCGAAGTGGTGACGAACACCGGCATGGAAATCGTCGACAACACCGTCGAGACGGTGGAGGTGGAGAAGCCCGTGGCTTCCGAGCAGTATGAACTGCTGGGTGGCCTGACGCAGGTGAACTACCTCTAATGGCTACGGAAGGAACGGCGGGCGCCTCCACGGAGACCCCGTCGCTCTCCCCCGCTGAGCAGGCCTCGGTTGAGGTAGCGCAGCGCGGCTTCTCGGAGCCGACCGGCGTGAACGATCCGCCCCCCAGCGGCCCGCAGCGCCCCGACTATATCCCCGAAGAGTTCTGGCGGGACGGCAAGGCAGACGTCGAGGCGCTGGCCAAGAGCTACGCCGAGCTGTCGACCAAGGCCGCAGCCCCGGTCACCCCCGAGGTGCCGGCAGAAGCCCCGAAGGCCCCCGTGGGCGCCGATGGCAAGATCGAGAAGGTCGAAGCCCCGGCGACCCCGGAGACGCCCGCAGCCGCGCCGCTGACGACAGCGATGGAGAAGGCCCGCACCGAGTGGGCTGAAGGCCAAGCTGTCAGCGACGAGACGGTCGCCGAGCTGGAAGCCGCAGGTATCCCGAAGGAAATCTTCGGCCTGTACCTGAAGGGCCTCGAAGCGGTGACCAAGCAGGCGGTGGAGGAAATCCACGGCTTCGCTGGCGGCACCGAGCAGTACAACGCAATGGCAAGCTGGGCGGCTGAGAAGCTGTCGAGCGAGGAGCTGGATGCGTTCAACACCGCGCTGGACAATCCCCAGATGCGCGAGAACGCCGTGCGCGGCCTCTACTCGCGGTACTCGGCAGCGCGCCCTTCCGAAGGCAAGCTCATCACTCCCGCAGGTACCCCCTCCCAGGCTGGCGACGTCTACACCGACCGCTCCCAGCTGATCGCGGATCAGAAGGACCCCCGCTACGCGAACGACGCCGGTTTCCGGCAGAGCGTAATGGATAAGCTGGTCCGGTCTCAGCAGACCGGCTTCCAGGTTGTCCAGCGCCCGATGTTCGAGCGCGAGGTCTTCACCCGCTAATTCACTACGGCACGTCCCTCTGGTTCAACCAAGGGCGTTCGCTGCGTTCGCGTAGCGTCATCCCACGGGGAGGTGGCCTTCCTCCCCGATTACTTCCTCACACGATAAGGACACAGTGGCCAACTCCACTCCTAACCGCCCCGGTCAGAACCTGGGCGCTGGCGATACGCGCGCACTCATGCTCGACCTCTTCGGGGGCGAGGTTATCTCGGCCTTCGAGACGGCGACGATGCTGCGCGACAAGCACCAGACCAAGACCCTCGCGAAGGGCAAGAGCTTCCGCTTCCCGGCCATCTGGCGCGCGACCGGCGGCTACCACACGCCGGGCACCGAAATCGTCGGCGACCAGATCCCGCACACCGAGATCGTGGTCGATCCCGACGACAAGCTGGTGTCGAGCGTCTTCATCGCCGACATCGACGAGCTGCTCAACCACTTCGACGTGCGCGCCCCGTACACGAAGGAGCTGGGCGAGTTCCTGGCGCGTCACTACGACGCCAACGTCCTCCGCACGCTGGTCCTCGCGGCCCGCGCTGGCGCCCTGTTCCCCGGCGACACCGGCGGTACCGGCCTGCAGAACTCGCTGTTCACGACCGACGCGAACTCGCTGATCGACGGCTTCTCGGCCGCGAAGCAGGCGATGGACGAGAAGGACGTGCCGGTGAACAGCATGGCCGTCCACGGTCTGCTCAAGCCCGCGCAGTGGTACCTCGTGGCGCGTTCGGACAAGAACCTGAACCGCAACACGAACGGCGACACCGCGAACATCCGCTCGATGACGCTGACGACCATCGACGACATCCAGGTCCACAAGTCGAACATCGCCGCTGGCGTGTTCGGCGCCGACGACAGCGCGAACACGGCCATCCCGGCCCCGTACCGCGCCAAGTACGGCACGACCGTGGGCGTCATCTGGACCCCGATGGCGGCCTGCTCGGCAATCGTGCAGGACCCGTCGTTCCAGATCGTCGATCAGCCGGAGAAGCAGGGCACCCTGCTCATCTCGCGGATGATGGTCGGCACCCGCAAGCTGCGGAGCAAGTGCTCCGTCGAGCTGCGCACCGGCGCGATCCCGACCTAAGTCGAACCCAGGGGGCCCCTTCGGGGGCCCCTTCATCGACTACGGCTTCTTCTTCGACAGTTCGGCGTAGGCCTTGTTTATCTCTGCCGGCTCGAAACCGATTCTCTTCAGTACGTGATTCATCAACGCGTTTGCCAGAGCCAATCCCAAGAAAAAGCTCAACAAAATTGAGCAAATTATGATCATGTTACTATCAAATTCTAGGCGACCCTTCATATAGTTCCTGGTCACCTCAACGCCTTTCTTAACCGATCTCACGACGGGCTCTTTAGAACCCTTTGAGACGTACCAAACGCGCGTACCCTCGCCTTTCTTCATAATCTTGTATTGTAATTCCAAAACACCCTCAGACAATTTGGCGTCCGGGGTCTCTGCTTCGGCCAGACCGACAATGCCTCCTGCCCAGCTGATATCGCTATTTTGATCCGATATCTGCAGTTTTAGATTCTCTACGTCCTCAGTGCCGTCATTCCATATAACGAGGTCATGAATCGTCGACCCAACATCTGCTGACGCCACCACTTTCTTGATTGAAGTAGTTATAACCGTCGACTGGTGGTTATCGATAGAAACAAGTTGGGCAGACGAACTGTCCCAGCCTTTGTATTTCTCCCACACCAGCTGACCGAGAAACGTCGCTAACACAGTCGGTAGCACGATGAGGATAATCTTCTTCATAATCACACATCCCCTGGAGCCTCACCCATGCCCATTATCTCCGCAATGACGGAGCTGGAAGCCGTCAACGAGATGCTGATGAGCATCGGTCAGGCCCCAGTGAACACCCTGTCCGTTACTGGCATCAGGGACGTGTCCATCGCAAGAGCCCGCCTGTCGAGCATGACCCGTCGGGTCCTGTCGCGTGGGTTCAACTTCAACACCGACGAGAACTATCCGCTCCTGCCGGATACCGACGGGATCGTCCTGGTTCCCGAGGGCGCCCTCAAGATCGAGGGAATGGGTCCGACGGACGACTACACGACCCGGCGACACTCGAAGGGGATGGCGCTCTACAACAAGACCGATCGAACCTTCCGGTTCACCACCTCGGTCTCCGTGAAGATCGTGTGGGCGTTCGCCTTCGAGGACCTCCCCGAGACCGCGCGCGACTACATCGCGACGGCAGCGGGACGCCGGTTCCAATCGAAGGCCATCGGCTCGCAAATCCTGGACCGCTATGAGGAGGACGACGAGATGAAAGCGTGGTTCCTCCTGGAGCGCGAAGAGCGCGGCCAGCGCAAGACCAACCTGTTCCGCAACAACGCCAGCCTCGCTGGGTTCGGCAGCCGGTCCTACTGAGTGACCCTCCGCACGAGGGCACTCCCGGCCCTCTACAACGGCGTCTCGCAGCAGCCGCCGATCCTCCGGTCTTCGGACCAGAACGAGGATGAGCTGAATACCTGGGCGTCCCTCTCCGAGGGCGTCGGGAAACGACCGCCGACCGAGTTCATCGCCCGTATCGGCGTCGAGCTGACGGACGATGCGTTCGTCCACCACATCAACCGCGACGCGGCCGAGCGGTACATTGTCATCGTCGACCGTGGCACCGTGAAGGTCTTCGACCACCTCACGGGCACCGCGCGCACGGTTAATGCCCCCTCCGGGTTCGGCTATGTCGCCTCGGGACGCTTCCGTGCCGTGACGGTCGCCGACTACACGTTCATCGTGAACGCCAACACGGTCTGCGGCCTGCGACCCGAGCTGGATGACAAGGCCCCCGATCCCGACTTCTATCGCTGGCTGAACAAGCAGGCGCTGGACAGTTCGCAGGCGCCCTTCATCGACAACATGTTCTACAAGGCCACCGGCAAGCCCCTTCAGTACCAGAACGGCTACCCGAGCAGCACCTACATGGGCGAGCTGCCGCGTGCCGAGAAGCTGCCCGAGACGGCGGCGAACGGCGCGATGTACAAGATCACCGGCAGCACCCAGAGTGGCAACGTCTCCTACTACGTGCGCCGCAACGGCGCGGTCTGGGACGAGACGCGGGCCAACGGCCTGAAGAACACCATCGACAGCACGACCATGCCGCACTGCCTCGTCCGCGAGGCCGACGGCACGTTCACCTTCGCACCATTCAGCTGGGCGCGCCGCACCGTCGGCGACGAGGGCACCAACCCGGCGCCCACCTTCGTCGGCCGCACGATCCGCGACGTGTTCTTCTACCAGAACCGGCTCGGCTTCCTGGTCGACGAGAACGTCGTGTTTAGCTGCGCGGGCGACTTCGGCAACTTCTGGCGCAACACCGTCCTCGACTATGTCGGCTCCGACGTGATCGACGTGGCCGTGACGACGTCCGAGGTGTCGCTGCTCAACCATGCCCTGTCGTTCAACGACGGCATCATGGCCTTCGCCGATCAGACGCAATTCTCGATCACCAACGGCGAGGACGGTCTGACGCCCGAGAGCGTCGCGATCCGGCCCACCACGCGCTACGAGGTGAACACCGGCGTGCGCCCCGTGACCATCGGCACGGAGGTCTATTTCTGCGGCGACCAGGGGGACTCCTCGGTCCTCTGGGAATACACCCGCCTGTCGGACGCGGACGGCCTGAGCGCCGCCGAAATCACGGCCCACGTCCCCACCTATGTCCCGAGCGGCCTGAAGCGGCTGATCGCGGCGGGCAACCAGAAGGCGCTGATCGCGCTGACCGGCACGCCCGACGTCTACGTCTACCAGTTCTACTGGAACGGCCAGGAGAAGGTGCAGAGCGCGTGGCGCAAGTGGACCTTCGGGGCACCTGTGGTCGCTGGCGAGTACATCGACGGTTGCCTGTATCTGCTCACGAAGCGGCTGACGGACATCGCGCTCGAACGCATTAACCTGGAGCCCGCCGCGCGGCCCGCTGAGCAGAACAATCAGGTCTACCTGGACCGGCGCGCGAAGGTCACGGGGACCTACGATCCCGTGAAGGATCGGACGACGTTCGTACTGCCCTACAGCGCCAACCCCGACACGTTCCAGATGGTGCGCCCCAAGACGCACCCGTCGCGGCCCGGCAGCCTGATCGACCCGAGCGGCCAGCTGTGGGAGGGCCCTGACCATGTCAGCGTGCCCGGCAACGAGACCGGCGTGGCGACGGGTGGCGAGCGCTACCTCATGCGCCTGACGTTCTCCCGCCAGTTCCCTCAGGACTACCAGGGACGGCCCCTGACCACCGGACGGCTGCAGCTGCGGACGTTCACACTCTACTACACCGGCACGGCCTTCTTCCGAACCGAGGTGGCCCCTTACGGGGACGCCATGGCGCCGGATGTGCAGGACGTGGTCCCGGCCAAGCTGGCCGAGTTCACCGGCATGGTGGTGGGTGCGAACGACCTTCGACTCAACCGCCCCGTCTTCCACACGGGAGCCTATTCCTTTCAGGTCTACGGCGACGCCGCGCAAGCGCGCATCTCGCTGACCAACGATACCCACGTCGCCTCGACGTTCGTGTCGGCGGAATGGGAGGGCTTCTACTTCAACCGAGCGCTTTGATGATCGCTGTTCACGACCTCCGCTCCGTCGACCCTGACGAAGCGGGGGCGTGGGCGGATCACATTGCCACCAACCTGCGGGCCTGCGACCTCGACGAAATCGAGGCCATGGGCGCCGTCTCTGCCGAGCGCGCGCTGCGCACCTCGGTGGAGCTATCGTCCCACGCCTGGGCAGTCCTGGGCCGGGACGGCGAGCCCGTCGCCATGTTCGGCGCGGCACCTCATCCACTCCCCGGCGTCGGCATCGTATGGATGCTGGGCACCGAAGGGATCACGCGGGAAGCGCTGGGCATTGGCCGAGCCACCCGCCGCTATTTCGACGAGCTGAACGCCGCCTACGCCATCCTCTGGAACTTCATCGACACCCGCAACACCGCCTCGCTGCGGTGGCTGCGCTGGGGTGGGTTCCAGCTGGTCGGCGAGCGCATGTTCGGCCCACACCCTTTCCATATCTTCGCAAGGACCAATCCCCATGTGTGATCCAGTCACGGCGGCGGTTGCCGTCGGTGTGCTGTCGGTCGCAGGGACGACCGCAAGCGTCATCGGTCAGGCGCAGGCTGCCAAAGCCCAGACCGCCGCGATCCGCGAGCAGCAGGCCACCATGCGCGAGGAGACTCGGCAGGAAGCCACCGGCCAGCTGTTCGATCAGATGCGGGCCACCCGCCGTGAGCAGGCGCGCGTTCGCGCCGCCGCCGGTGAGGCCGGTCTGTCCCTATCGAGCGGCTCCATTGAGGGCCTGCTGAACGACAGCACGATGCAGGGCAACCTGCAGGGTGAGCGCACGCTCGCCAACATGGAGAGCAAACACGAGGCGAACACCGCCGAGGCGAACTCGCAGCTCTCCCGCATTCAATCCCCGACGCTCCTCGGCGCCGGTCTTCAGATCGCCTCTTCCGCAGCTGAGGCTTGGTCGGGCGTGTCGAAGGCCAAGGTCGCCAAGAAGCAGGCCAAGCTCAAGGCAGCAGGATAATGGCAGACCTATCGCGCACCCAGCTGCGCCAGAGCGTTCAGGACCGGCCCACGGAACACCGCGCGTCGATCTTGCCGGAACGGCGGGACACCCGCGCGCCGGAGTTCCAGGGGCAGGCCACCCTCCGCAGCGCTCAGCGCGGCGACGGCGGCGCAGACGAATTGCTCCGTGTCCTCCAGGGCGTGAAGCGCTCCGGCGCCAGCGTCGTGGACGCCGCGTCCGACGTGAACGACCTGAAGGAGTTCGAGCAGGGCAAGGCAGACCGCGCCCAGGCCAACGCCGACAGCATCGCCGGGACCATCGACGACGCCAAGATGAAGGACTCGGTCGCCTACCGAAAGTGGCGCACCAAGAGCATCCTGGACGTGAAGCTCGCGACGACCAAGTCGGCGATCCATGACGACATCACTCAGCTGATGAACAGCGACGAGGATGGCGTGTGGACCCCCGAGGATGTCGACGCGGTCATCGGCAAGCACTTCAAGGCCCTCATCACGAATGAGGACGGCACCCCCAACGAGTACCTCAGTTCCCCTGAGGCCCGCGAGCTAATCAACGGCCAGTACGGCGAGATACGCGCGCAGTTCATCACCGAGGCGCACGACGCCATGGTGAAGCAGCAGCGGGCGAAGGACCTGGACCACGCGGTCGAGGCCTCCCTCTCCACCGTCGCCAAGGGCGGCACCTACGACATCAACACGTTCATGAAGGGGCTCCCGCCCCAGATCGACAAGGTTGAGGCGCGGCGTGCCTACATCGTCGGCATGGTTTCCCATGCGCGGGCGACGGAGAACCTGGAGGGCGTCGACCACGCTATCGAGGCTGCGCAGAAGGAAGGCGGGCCCCAGCTCAGCTTCCAGGAAATGGCGCAGCTCCGCGAGACGCGCTCTGCCGTCGAAGACCAGCGCGAGCGCCGGGTCACGAAGGAGCGCAACGAGCGGTACGAGAAGGGCACCGAGCAGGCCAACGAGATGTTCCGCGACGGCAAGGTGCCGGATGCCGCGACCATCTGGGACATGGAGAAGAAGGACCTCATCCCCGCGACCACGGCGCGCATGTTCGCCAATGCCATCGACAGCATTCACCGCGAGGAACGCTCGGAAGCCCGAGCGGCACGAGCAGAAGCCCGAGCGGCAGCCGCAGAGGCCCGGCAGGCATACGAAGGGCGTGTGGAGGTCAGCATGGCCCGCCGCATGCTTGAGTGGAACGTGGGCAACGGCCCCCGCACGCAGGGCGAGTTCACCAGCATGCTGGCCTCGCTTGAGAAGTCGGGCCAGCTCGGCACCGGCCGTCAGCTCGCGGGCAATATCATGTCGCTCGACTCTGCCTGGAAGCAGGGCCGCGCAGCCGTCTCGGCGAACCCTGAGTTCGGCCGATATGCCAAGGTCCTGCAGGACGACTTGCTCGGAAAGAGTGGCGGCGGCGGCGTGACCGCAGCGGCCCTGGGCGTGAAGCGCTCCCAAACCGAAGTGATCCAAGCGCTCAGCCACTACCGTGAGCTGGTCATGGACAAGCGGATGTCGCCCGACGCGGCCTACCGCGAAACCTCCAAAGCATACCGATCCAGCGGCGGCTCGACGCAGTCGAGGTCCGCAGCCCTAGACGCAGCAATCGCCGACATGGCCAAGAGACGAGGAAAATAGCATGGCATGGTCCGACGAGGACGAACGTCAGTATCAAGAGCTGCTTCGCCAACGCGAACAGCTTCGCCTTCAAGAGGAAGGTGAACGCCGCCTCCAGCAGGCACAGGCGAACGCCCAGCGGACCTCCCAGGCTACCCAGACCAATCCCTTCTCCTTCACCCGCGCATCTGTCGGTGCCGTTCGGGATGCCCTCCAGGGCACCTGGGACTTCATCGACAGCGCGGGCGATTATCTGCAAGACAAGACCGGGATCGGCGGCTTCGTGTTCGGCAAGATGGCCGACAACGGATACGCCCAGTATCTCGGCGCCAACGAGTTCCAGAAGCGCACCAACGCCAACGGCGGGACTATCTTCGATGGCAAGCTGAAGGACTTCGAGGGCTCCGCACATGCGGGCACGACCGAGAAGGTGGTGCGCGGGATCGGCTCCTTCCTGGTGCCGTTCACTGCCGCAACCAAGGCGATGCGGGGGATCGAGGCGGTGTCCATGGTGGGCAGCGCATCGAAGACCCTGGTCGCGGGCGCAGCGGCCAATCTAGTCACCGTGAACCCGGTCGAGAACAACCTCGCCAACACGATCAAGGATACCTTCGGGATCGACAACGGGGCGCTCAACGCGCTCGTCGCGACCGAAGATGACGAAGAATTTGAGGCCCGCCTGAAGGGCATGGTCGCCAGCCTCCCGCTCGACGCGGGCCTGGAGGTCCTGTCCCAGGGTGCCGGTGCGGCGGTTCGCGCCTACCGTGCCATCCGTGCGGGCAAGCAGGAGGCCAAGGAGCTGGTGGCCGGTGTCCAGGAGGACCTGACCATCAAGCGCACCACGGAGGCCGAACAGGCCCGCCGCATGGAAACCCCTGGCGTCCGCATCAACGGCGAGGACCCGCTCGCCGCTGGCAAGAACAAGCCGCCCAAGGCGCGCAACGACAACACCGTCACAGCGGACACGCTGCTCGATCCCGCACAGCCCAAGGCGAAGCCCACGGCCGAGCCTGCTGCCCCCGGCGCCGAGCCTGCGCCCAAGGAGACCGTCGAGGTCCCCGTGGATCAGGTGAAGCCCAAGCAGATCGAGACCCTGGACGACTTCACTGACATGGCCCGCAAGGTCGTGGCCCAGACCGCCGACCCGGCGCGCCTGGAGAAGCTCGCCAAGGCCATCGTCGAGAACCCGCACAATGCGCTCGACGAGCTGTCCATCGACCCCCTCAAGCTCGACCTGACGCACTTCGGCGATCCCGATAAGATCACCGCGATGCAGAACAGCCTCGGCTCCCTGGTGGACGAGGTGGCGAAGAAGACCGGCCGCACGGGTCAGGTGGTCTCCAAGGCCGAGACGGTGAAAGCCGCCCGCGCCCTGGCGATGACACCGAAGACCCTCGGCAAGCTCATGGAATCCACTCGCGGTCTCGCGAGCCACATGACTGCCGCCCGCATGCTCGTCGGCCAGCACGCGCACAAGCTCGTCGCTGACGTCGATGCCGCCATCGCGGAACTCTCCAAGGGCGGCGCGGGCGAGGCCTACAACACCTTCCTCGAAACCCTGTCGCGTCACTCGGTCCTCCTCGGGACCCTGCGGGGCGCCGGCTCGGAAACCGCCCGCGCGCTGCAGTCGCTGCAGTTCGCAACGGAGGTGAAGACCGCAGGCAAGGTGGTGACGGAGCAGGCACGGCAGACGCTTGAGAAGGCGCGCGCCCTGGCTTCCAAGGACGCCACTCGGGCAGCTGCGCGGCAGGCGAAAGCCGATGCCGCCGATGCCGCCAAGCAGGCAGCCAAGGATGCCAAGACGGTCGATCACACGGCCCCCGACGTCCAGAAGTTCCTCGAAGGAGTTTCGGAGGGCCGCGTTGACGACGACGCCCTAGCGACCATCGCAGCGCGCCATGGCCTGCAGCACGTCGAGGTGGCCAAGCAGCTCGGCCTGGATTGGCAGGGCATCAAAAAGATGCGCGCCGCTCAGGTGAAATACGACGAGATGTTCAAGGACCTCACGACCGACGCGGGGCGCCTACGCCTCCTGAACCAGCTGAAGGGCGCCAAGGGCGACCTCCCGAAGCTGAGCCGGATCGCGAAGGCCCGTAACATGACGTGGCTCCAGCAGGCTGACGCCATCGTGCAGGACACGCGCGGGAACCTGTTCTCGTTCGGCACCGCGTCCATGAACGTCCTCGGCGCGGGCACCATGCTCGGCCTGAAGACGCTCACGCACGCGCTCGCCACTACCGGCCACGCCGCCCTCGGCATCGCCTCGCAGCAGCACGCGACCGCCGCGCGCATCCACCTCCTGAAGACCTGGGCATCCGTCCACGCGCCGATCATGGCGTTCACGGACGCGATGTCGAACACCTGGGCGATCCTGCACAAGGATGGCCTGGAGGAAATCGCATCGACCCTGGACACCGCAGGGTGGGAGAAGGCCGCGAAGGAACTGCAGGTGAAGGCAATCTCTGCCGGGGACCGCATCCAGAACGGCATGATCCGCGAAGAGACCGCACACAACCGTGGCTGGTACATCAGCCCCGAGCGGCTCAACGCGATCAGCGAAGCGGCCGAGAGCTGGCCCACGGGCCGGTTCGGTCAGCTTGGTCTCCAGTGGCTCTCGCGCTCCGTCGCGACGGCCATCAACGTGCCTGGGTCTCTCGCGCGCTTGTCCACCTCCGCGTTCATCAACGCACCCGACCAGTTCGCCGGAACCCTGGCAGCTCGCGTCGGCGCTCACACCGCTGCCATCGACAAAGCCGTCGAGGAAGCGGCCGAGGCTGGCCTGGAGAAGAAGGCCCTCTACAACTACATCAAGACCCGCAGCATCCAGCTCGCGGACGGGATCGACGGAGTTTCCGCCGAGCCGTTCGAGGACGGGATGAAGGAGGTCCTGCAGCGTGAAGGAACCGACTACGCCAAGAGCGTGCTGTTCCAGGACGAGCTGGAGTTCGCGTTCAGTCGCACCTCCGCAGCGCTCCCTGGGTCGATGCCGATCATCGGCTCGCTCATCATCCCGTTCCCCAAGACGCCCCTGCGCATCCTGGAGCGAACCGCCATCGACTACACTCCCCTCGGCATCTTCAAGGATCGCGTGCGGGAAGCGTGGCTCACCGGCGGGACGGCGGCGCGCGGCGAAATTGCTGCTCGCTACACCCTCGCTACCGGCATGCTCACCATGGCCTACTACCTGGCCTCTGACCGGACCATCGTCGGCTACGACGGCGGCTTGGCCAGCTCGGCCCGCCTGAGCCGTGGCAGCTACACGCTACGCATCGGCGACGACCTCGTGGAGTTCAACCGGCTCGATCCCATCGGGACCGTGCTGGGCCTCGGCGCGGACATTCGGGCAGCCATGCAGGAGAGCGATGACGAAGAGGACGACGAAGGCGTTGCGGCGCGCGTGACTGAAGCGGCCCTGTGGTCGGTCTTCAAGAACGTGCTGTCCAAGACCTGGATGACGTCGCTCCGTCAGCTGAACGACATGACCAACTCGCGCGACGTCGGCGACTTCAAGACCAAGCTCGCGACCTTCACGGCATCCCTAGGGACCCGTGCGGTTCCAGCCTCGGGTGTCCAGCGGCAGTTCGACAAGAGCTACGAAGGCATCCAGCGGGAAAGCGCGGGCCTGATCGAGGGGTGGCTGAAGTCCTCCATCGGCGGGCGAACGCTCCCGGTGAAGCGCGACGCGATTCTTGGGCGTCCCATCGACGTCACCACGGGTGAGCGGATCATCGGCGTCAAGGCCGGTGACACCGATCACGATCCCCTGGTGGAAGAGCTGGAGAAGCTCGCGTTTGACGTGCCGCCTCCGAAGAAGACCATCAAGGGCGTGCGCCTCAACTCCACGCAGTTCAGCCGCTGGCTGGAGCTGCGGGGCCAGAAGGTGACCGACGGCGATGGCCTGACCCTGGAAGCCAAGCTCCAGGGCATGATCGCGGACCCGGTCTGGAAGGGCCTCGGTCGCAACCAGAAGGTCCAACTGATCCGCAAGGCTCAGGAGGGCTACGCCAAGCTCGCGACGGACCAGCTGATCCGCGAGGATCACAAGTTCGCCTACTCGGTCCTCCACCACGAGACGTGGGAGCAGTACCGGGACGCAGGGCGTACCCGCGACGAGGCCGATGCGGCCACCCGCCAATTCGCAAAGGAGCTGGGCATCCCTGTCCAAGAATGAACTACCCCCTCGTTGAATACGTGCAGGCGCCGGATGGGACCACGGACTTCGATGTCCCGTTCCCGTTCCTCTCGCGCTCGCACGTCGAGGTGCTGGTCAACGAAGCGCAAGCGAATATCCTAGACTGGATCGGAGACCGTCGGCTCAGGCTGACGTCTCCGGTTCGGCGTTCGGATCGGATCAGAGTCCAACGTAACACGCCCATCGAGACGGCCCTCGTGAAGTTTCAAGACGGCGCGGTCCTCACCCAGGAGGACCTGAACACCGCCGTCAACCAGCTCCTGTTCAAGCAGCAGGAACTGCAGGCCCAGTACGACGGCGCTCTCAAGAGCGCGTACCGGCGCATTGTGGATGCCAACGGGCTCCACGTCGATCCCGACGCGATCCTGGACGAACTCGCCAACATGGTCCTCGAAGACGAGGTCCTGGCCATGTTCCGCCAGCGCATCGCCGACATCGACCTGACTGCCCAGCAACTCGCCGATCAGGCGTTCAAGCTCACCGACGCGACCAACAAGATCGCGCAGCAGTCCACCGACACCTCCAAAATCAAGAACACCCTGACCGACCTCGCGAAGGACCTCACGGCCCTCCAGGTCGTCGTGGATTCCCTCGCGAGCCTTGAGGACGGCACCGGCATTGCCACCGTCATCAAGAACGAGCGCGACGAGCGCATCATGGGCGACACCGCCCTGGCCGCGACGGTTGCCCTCCTGGGCGCCAAGTCGGGCACGAGCAGCTCGTTCATCCTCGACCTCAACAGCGTCAAGGTCTCCACGACGGAGTCCCTGGCGCAGCGCCTGACGACCATCAAGTCGGCCACCGACGGCAACGCCGCCGCGATCCAGACCGCGCAGAAGACCCTGTCCGACGCGATCAGCGCCGAGGCAACCGAGCGGTCGACCTTGGGCGCCACGCTGCGCAGCGAATACGCCGCCGCAGTTGACACCGAGCGCAAGGCGCGGGTGGATGCCGTGTCGGCCGAAGCGCAGGCGCGCAACACCCTGGCAGCCACGCTGCGGGGCGAGACTAGCGCCGCCGTGGAGAACGAAAGGAAAGCGCGGGTCGACGCAGTGTCGGCCGAGGCCAGCTCGCGGGATCAGCTCGCGGCCACGCTGCGTGGCGAGACGGACCAGAAGGTCACTGCCGCCATCACATCGGAGCAGAAGGTCCGCGCTGACGCGCTCAGCGCGGAGGCGACGGCACGGACGACCTTGGCATCCACCCTGCGGGGCGAGATTGCCAGCTCGATCCAGACCGAAGCCAAAACTCGGCTGGACCAGGACAACGTGTTCACCAACCTGTTCACGCTCCTGGGCGCCAAGAGCCCCAGCGGCGCCGCCTTCATCCTGAACGACAACACCGTGCAGCTGACCAACGGGCAGTCTCTCGCGACCCGGCTATCCGGCTTGGACACGCGGATCGGCAACGTCAGCAGCTCGCTGCAGGACCTGGACCGAGCCCGCACCTCCGACAAGGAAGCCCTGGCCGAGAGCATCCGCATCGTGCGGACGGACCTCGACCGGAACGTCTCGACCGTCTCGACCCTGTCGCAGTCGATCAACGGCGTGCAGGCGCGCTACGGCGTGTCGCTCGACGTCAACGGCTTCGTCACGGGGTTCATCCAGAACAACGACGGACGCTCGGGCACCTTCGCCATCGTCGCGAACCGCTTCGCTATCGTCGATCCCGGCAACGGCTCGCCCTACACACCCTTCGAGGTCGTGAACGGCGTGACGTACATCAAGAATGCCGTGATCGGGAACCAGCGGATCAACAGCGACAACCTCCAACAATCCGCGGTGCAGCAGACGGTCTTCCAACAGACCACCAGCGACATCACGGTCTACTACGGGTGACCTCGTGGTTATCAATGAACCGACTGATCCGGGCGACGGCGGGGGCGGCGGGACTTATCCCTCGGGCCCCGTCGGCACCGGCATCTTCGACCTCTATTTCAACAAGCACGAGACTTCGAGCGTCCTGAAGGTTCAGGCCTTCTGCAACGTCAGCAGCAACGACGACTTGCAGCTCGACGCCTACCTCTACGTGGACGGCGTCCTGAACGGCTACTCCAGCGTCAACATGATCCTGGACAACCGGAACAGCGCCGCCCGCTTCCCCCTCACGATCCCGATGTTCGCCAAAGGACTCCCTGCGGGGAGCCGGCACATCCAGCTCACCATCCGCAATCTCGAACCCGACAGCCCACTCACCGTGCGCGCCGGGGCCATGATCGAGATCTCCGAAATGAAGCGCGCAGCGCAGTAAGGACCCCATGACTGAGAACCTTAAAACCCAGCAAATCCAGCTCCTCGCGAAGAAGAGCCTCGTGCTGGACGAGCTGAAGAACATCGAGACGGCCCTCGGCCAGATCGCTGCCATCCTGCAGTTCGCCGAGGCGCAGCCCGCGCCGGAGACCCCCACCGAATAAGGGCTGACGATGACGACCACCACCAACGCGCAGCTGGCCGCCCAGGTCACCGCTGCTCTCCAGAAGGTCAACGAGAGGGAAGCGCAATACCGCGAGTGGTTGGCCGGAACCGTATCGGGAGGCCCCAACAAGGACGGGCGCTATCCCATCACCAATATGTCGGGCGAGACCTTCCTCCTCGACAGTCTCGCTCGGGTCGTCGACTTGGTCGGCGGCCCGGCGGCACTCTCCCGCCAAGCCCAGCTTCTGAGCGAAGCCGCCCGCGATGCGGCGGTCACCGCCCAGCAGCGCAGCGAGCAGATCGGTGCTGTCGTGTCGAGCGCGAAGACGGAAGTCTACGCTGCCCGCGACATCACCAAGCTCTACCGCGACGAGGCTGCGGCGAGCGCCTACAATCTCCAGGTCACCCGCGACGCCACCGACAGCATGCGCGAGAGCGCTCAGTTGGCCCGCGATGAGGCTGTGCAAGCGCGCGACGATAGTGTCGCCGCCAAAGGCGTGACGCTCACCGCTCGCGCCGAAGCAGTCACCGCTCGGGACGACGCGCAGCGCTTCGCCGCTTCGATCAACCCGACGCTCCTGGCCACCAAGGCCGACCTATCCACCGAGCTGGCGAAGCTCGTGGGCCAGAGCCCGACGACCCTGGACACCCTCCAGGAACTCGCGGCGGCCCTCGGGAACAACCCTAACTTCGCCACGACCATGACCACTCAGCTTTCGCAGAAGGCGGCTCTGAACCACACCCACGGGATGGCCGACATCACCGGCCTGCAGACCGCCCTCGACGGCAAGGCTGCGGTTGGCCACGGCCACACCATCGCCAACATCACCGGCCTCCAGGCCGCGCTCGACGCCAAGCAGGCTGCCGGGGCGTACCTGCCGCTCAGCGGCGGGACCATCACCGGCTTCCTGTCTGTCGAGGCGTCCCTGGAGGTTCGCTCGCAAGGCCCCGAGGGCGGGCAGATCGTCATGAAGAAGGGCAGCCAGATGACCACTGGCGGCGACGTCTACATCGACACCCTGACCACCGGCGTGCGCTTCTACGACAACAACGGTACCACCTACCCTTATTTCTTCTTCGATCTCGTCAGCGGGAACATCGCATCCCCGAAGGGCACCTTCTGGAACCAGGGCAACATGGGCGCGGGCTCGGGCATGAACGCCGACATGGTCGACGGCAAGCACGCGGCCGACTTTGCCACGGCAGGACACACCCACGCGGACCTTCCGCTTACCGGCGGGACCCTGACAGGGCCGCTCACGCTGAACACGGGGGCGAACCAAATCCTCCTGGGTGCCGACGGCGCAATCGAGCTGACCCGCGCGGCGGGCGGTGCGTACATCGACTTCAAGGACAGCACCTCCGAGGATTGGGACGTGCGTCTCCAGGCCAACGGCGGCGCCCTAACTGCCAGCGGAAATTTCCTGGCTAAGGACATCATCGCCTCGCGCGGAGACGGCACCGGCGTAATCTTCCTGAACGCCGCCACTTCCCGGTACCTGTACTTCGACGGCGGGAACTACATCATGCCCGGCGCCGAGCTGTACGTGAACGGCACCCGCGTATGGCGCTCCGGTACCATCGACACGAACACCTGGCACACCAGCGGCGACGGCAAGAACCGCTTCCACTTCACGGCCCAGGGGCGCTCCTATTTCGGCTCCCCTGACGGCTACGAGTGGCGCAGCGCGGCCGACGCCGAGATCATGGCGCTGAACGGCGACGGCAGCCTCTACGTGGAGAACCTGCTCACGATCCGGTCGACGGGCGGGACCGCAGGCGTTCGCTTCTGGAACAACTCCACGGCCCGAGATTGGCGAATGATCCAAAAGGACAACGGCCAGCTCATGGTGACCCACGAGTCCGCTGGGGCCGAGGTCTGCCGCTTCCGCGTCGATAACTGGGTCGAGGTTCCCTACGGGATCGTCGCGCCCAACGTCGTCGGCGGACACAGCGGGAGCTTCTCGGGCGACATCACCTGGAACAACAGCGTCAACATCTACGTGCCCGGCGAGAGCAGCTTCGACGTCGCCGCCGGTGGCGTGTGGAGCGTGTGGGACGGTGGCTTCGCCATCCGGGTCTCCGCAGGCTCCCCGGTTGTAATCGGTGAGGTCGGCAATCGCGGCCTCTATGTCGCAGGCACCCTGACGGCATCCGGCGACGTCACCGCGTTCTCCGACGCGCGTCTCAAAACCGACGTCCGCACCATCACGGGCGCCCTGGAAATAGTTCAGCGCCTGCGCGGCGTTCGGTTCGTGAAGGACGGCCGAGAGAACCTCGGCGTCATCGCGCAGGAGGTCCAGGAGGTTCTTCCCGAGCTGATCCACGAGCAGGCTGACGGCACCCTTGCGGTTGCCCTACCGAACCTCGTGGGCGTGCTGATCGAGGCTGTGAAGGAACTCGCGGAGGCGCGGCGGTGACGCTGCCTTCCTCGGGCTCCATCAGCCTCTCCCAGATGCGCGACGAGTTCCGCCTGGGGAACCCGGTCAGTATGTCACAGATGCTCGGGCGCGGTGGCGCACCCAGCTCCGGTTCCATCTCGTTCTCGACGATGCGCGGGCGCTCCGGCGCGGTCTTCTCGCCGCTCACGGGCACCTACTCGGTCAACGAGGAGGGCCTCGCACAGTTCACCATCAGCTGCACCGCCCCGGCGACCTGGACATGGACGCGCGACCTCACTGCCATCACCGCTTCCGTGGCGACCGGCGGATCGGCGACGTCCATCACCTTCGCGCTCAACCAGGGCGGGAGCCCGTCCAAGCCGCTGATGCGCTCGGGCTCCGTGCGGCTCACCGCCACCTCCGGCGACGTGACAGCCAGCTACGTCATCAACCTCACCGCTACCCCGCTCAACTGATAGGAGACACATGGCCCGCACTTGCATCCCCGTCGCGGCCTTCCGTGACGGCACGACCTAAGGCGCCCCTCAGGTGGCCCTGAAGGACCTGAAGGACCACCTGCTCAACGCCGTCGCTGCCGCTGCCGTTCTCGGCGGCGGGGCCACGCTGATCCAGGGCAAGGTGGACCTCGCAAAGCACGACGCGCGCATCACGCGCCTCGAACGGCTCGACGAGAGCATGGACAAGCTCACCAGCGAACTCGCCACCACGCGCGAGACCCTGGCGAGCGTGAAAGCACGACAGGAGGCATCCCGATGAGCCGCGCAGGCTCTGACCTGATGGACATGCTCCACGGGCTGGTGGCGACCGGCCTGACGGAGGAACTGCAGCGCGCGATTGCCGCAGCAGCAGACCCCGATCCCGAGAAGCGCGTGCCGATCAACCCCCAGTTGATCGACAAAGCCCTGAAGTTCCTGAAGGACAACGGGATCGACGCACCGAAAGCAAACAAGAAGGTCGACAGTCTCGCCATCACCCTGGGCGAGCTGGACCTCGACCACATCGCGCTCGAACGGCGCACCAATTAAGGAGTAGCTCAGCTTGGCTGGCAATACCCGATTCATCTACCAGTTGCCCAAGGTTCAGCAGGTCGGCACGACCTCGGCGAAGTTCGCCGACGCATTCTCGACTACCGCTGCCGCAGGCGCCGCAACCATCGCCGCGCTCGATGCCGATGCCTGGGACATCTACGCCAACACCGGCATGACCCCCACGCTCACCGGCGGGTCCCTGACGGTTGCCACGGGCACCGCAGCGGGCAACGAGCTGCTGCTGGTCGGTCGATCCCTGCAGACGATCCCAGCGAACCTCATGGCCGCGTTCATGATGAGCGCGCGCGTGAATGGTCAGTTCTTCCGCTTCGGCTACGTCGAGGTCGACCCGACGACCGGCGACCCACTCCCGCATGCGTCGACCGCAGGTTTGTACCAGAACCTCGTCTGCGCCACCTTCGACGGCACGACCGCTAACGGAGCGAAGCTGGAGGCTGTGGCCGACGACTGCCCGCTGAAGACGCAGAGCGTCCCCGGCATGGTCAGCACCGCCTCTGCCTGCGAGTACTCCCTGGAGGCGCGCAACGAGGACGTGACCATGGTGGCCGCCGTGGCTGACAGCGCAGCGGTGCGCTCGTCGAACGCGGGTCGGCTTTCGACCGTCGTGCCGAACCCGTCGCGCGCCTACCGCCCATTCCTCTGGTTCAAGAACACCGCAGCCACCACCAACACCACCATCACGGTCTACCGGATCGCTGCAGTGGACGTACAGGAGCTGCAGGCGGAAGTCGGCGGCGGGCGGGGCAACACCACCGCCTCGCAGAGCATGCCGATGTTCCTGACCGGCGTGAACGGCAACCTCAACGTCGCCCTTGTGGCTACCACGGCCAACGCCCAGGGCAACGGCCTGAGCGTCACCAAGGTGTTCTCGACGGCGTCCACGAACGCGACGAACCTGAAGACGTCGCTTTGCCGCCTGTGCGGCGGTCAGCTGGTGAACACTGGCAACGCCGTCTGCTATGTGAAGTTCTACAACAAGAACTCCGCGCCCACGGTGGGCACCGACGTGCCCTTGGCGATCCTCACCCTTCCACCGAACGAGCCGGTCGCCCTGGGTTCCGTTTTCGATCAGTGGGGCCTCGGCTTCCCCAACGGCTTCTCCTACGCCCTCACCGGCGGCGCAGCCGATGCGGACACCACCGCAGTCGCGGCAGGTCAGGTCATTGGGTTCCTGCAGTACATCTAATGGCGCGCTGGCAGTTCACCCAGGGCAAGGCCCCGTATCTCCCCCTCGACGTCCCCGAGTTCGACGACAGGCATCCCGAGCTTCCTGGCGAGGACGGCTTCAGCACCGCTGAGGTCGTCGCGCAGGCGGGCCCGGATCGCCGGTTCAACTACGTGGGTCCGTCGGAAACCTAACCTCCAGCCCGCTGCGCCCCTTCGGGGGCGCGGCAAGGAGACCATGACATCCCGTGACATTCTCCAGGGGAACTTCCTCAAGTTCCTCTGGTACGTGTGGACGAAGCTGCTGCTCCTGCCGCAGCCGACCCGCGTACAGCTCGATATCGCCCTCTTCCTGCAGGGCGGTGGCCGCCGCCGGTTCATCCAGGCATTCCGAGGGGTCGGCAAGACCTTCCTCACCGCCGCCTACGTGGTCTGGCGCCTGTGGAAGAACCCCGACCTCAAGATCATGATCGTGTCCGCGAACGAGAGCTTCGCGACCGAGATTGCCCTCTTCATCAAGCAGATCATCGACCACGAAGCCGGAGACGGCCTGTGGGACGAGCTGCGCGCCCGAGCCGGGCAGCGCACGTCTGCCCTCATCTTCGACGTCGGCCCTGCGAAGGCCGACAAGTCGCCCTCGGTCAAGGCCGTGGGCATCACCGGCCAGCTCACCGGCTCCCGCGCCGACCTCGTCCTCTTCGACGACGTCGAGGTCCCCAAGAACTCCGAGACGGAGACGATGCGGGAGAAGCTGGAGACCAAGACCAAGGAAGCGGCGGCGATCCTGAAGCCCGGCGGCGAGATCCTCTACCTGGGGACCCCGCAGTCGGAACAGTCGATCTACCGCAAGCTCCCCGAGAAGGGCTACGAGGTCCGCGTCTGGCCCGCGCGCTACCCGCTGGCTGACAAGCTGGCGAACTACGGTGCCTTCCTGGCGCCGATGCTGCGCGCCGACCTGGAGCGCGATCCGTCCCTGATGAAGCCCGTGGGCTCCACCGTGGGCGGAGCCCCGACCGATCCCGACCGCTTCACCGACCTCGACCTGATCGAGCGCGAGACCGAGTACCGGGCGGCAGGCTTCCTGCTGCAGTACCAGCTCGACACGACCCTGTCGGACGCCGAGAAGTATCCGCTCAAGTCGCGGGACCTGATCGTCACCGACGTGGACAAGAAGGTCGCCCCTGGGCGCCTCGTGTGGGGCTCGTCCCCCGACCTCGCCATCAAGGACATCGAGAACGTCGGCTTCGACGGCGACCGGCTCTTCCGGCCGATGCACGTCTCCTCCGAGTTCCTGGCGTACACCGGCAGCGCCATGCACATTGACCCTTCGGGCCGAGGGCGCGACCGCACGACCTACGTGGTCACCAAGTTCCTCTGCGGGTTCATCTTCGTCACCCGGTGGGGTGGGTTCCAGGACGGCTACGGCCCCCAGACCCTCGCTGCCCTGGCCAAGATCGCGCAGGAGGAAGAGGTGAACATCATCGTCCCCGAGGACAACTTCGGCGACGGCATGTTCGGCAAGCTCCTCGAACCCTACGTCAATCGCCTCCGGCCCTGCCGGATCGAGGGCATACGGGCCAAGGGGCAGAAGGAAGCGCGGATCATCGGGGCCCTGGAGCCCACGATGCGCCAGCACCGCCTCGTCATGGACACCAACGTCCTGAGGGCCGACCTCAAACAGCCCGTGGCTCACTGCGGGATGTTCCAGCTCACCCACATGACCGACGCCCGAGGGGCGCTCAAGCATGACGACATGGTCGACGTGCTGGCCATGGGCGTGCAGCACTGGGTCGAGTACCTCAATGCTGACGCCAAGAAGGCCGAGGACGACCGCAAGCGCAAGGCAGATGCCGAGTGGGAGCGGAAGTTCTTCGAGGGGACCGTTGGTCATTCCTTCATGAAGAAGCCCACCAGCATCTCTGCCCGTCGTGGCCGAGGAAGGGCGGTGGGAAGGCGTTGAGTGGATGGGGGAGGAGTTGTACCCTCCTCCATCCCACCAACCCCTGAGGACGCCCTGTGGATCACCTGAAGGCCCTGGAACACCACACCATCACTCTGCCACTGGACGTGGTCCTGAGGCTCCTGCGGGAGTCCGTGGGTCACCTGAGCCCCGAGCTGGACTCCTTGGTCCACCGAGAGGTGCGAGGCACCCTGGAGGCCCTCAAGCTGCCCAGGAAGGACCTGGAGTGGATCATGGGGTGGGCTGCTGGCGTCCCTGGGGACGAGGTCTCCTAGGTATACCCTAAGGTAAACCCACCCCGAGAGTGGGTGATAATTCGACCCCGTTGGTTTTGCTGCAAAAATCCGAAGCGGGATAGCGTAGAGTCGCTGGCCGCCCCCGCCCCCCTGGGGGTGCCCCTGCCGGGCGCTGCGGGGCCCTGTGGCGCCTTCGGGCTCTACAGAGGAAAGCAGGGGGCACCGGCGGCATCCCCTATGGCACGATATGGCGGCACGTTTGAGCGGAACCCGCAGAAAACCGCCATTCCTCTCCCCTACGTGGTTCCAACCGAACGCTGCGGGGCACCATGGGCAGCCTGCGGGGCAGCCTGTGGCCAACCCGAGGGGCAGCGCGGGGCAGCCTAGGGGCTGGCAGGCTCATTGGTTCGCGCGTCCTTGCCTGACGCCCTGCTTTTTTCGATCCTAGGGCCCTGAGATGCCCAAGGCACCCCAAGAGCTACTTGGACACCCTCCCGCATCCCGAAGCGCTCCTAGGCGCCTCCTAGGGCATCCTGTGGCATCCTGCGGAACCGTGGGGCGGCGTACCCTGTGGAGCGGCTGCGGCGCGCCTGTGGTTTGGGGCGGGTGGAGCGCGGGCCCTGCATTTTTTCCGGGGTCGAAACCCGCAGAAAACCGAGCTTTCCGAAAAAATAGTTCGTAATTCCGAAATATCGTGTTGACGGCATAATCTGGTATCACTAGGTAATGGGCACCGGCAGCGGCGACGCCGCCGGGACGGACCAAGGGGAGCGCGCAGGACCGCTTCGATCCTTGGAACGGCCCATCACCTAACACCTGAGGGTGAGCGGTGGGCAGGAAGTAGCGGGAGCGATCCCGCCGGTTCCTAGAGGGGTGCAGTGGTGCCCTTCCAGCAACCGCAAAACTTCCATTAGCAGGAGTATCCCATGACGGACTATCGCGAAGGCCACAGCAACTGCGACAACGCGGCGGTGATGCGGGGTTTTGACCGCCACGTCCTCATTGAATTGGGCGGGACGGCGAGCTTCGCCGCGCTGGTCAAGCCCGACACCGACTTCGATAGTTGCTTCAAGTGCTTCGACACGGACAATCAGGAGTGGTTGCGAGTGAATGGTTGGCACCTCACCCACCTCGAAGACCTCAACTAACACTTCCGTTAAACCGATATATAGGGAAGGCACATGACTCCACGTTTCATCCTGCCGAAAGGCCACACGCCCCGCGATATGACGTTGGTGCTGTCTCGGGACGGCTCGGGCAAGGGCTGGCGCTTCTACGGCCACGCCGACGGGTACAGCGTGCCCGCCCGAAACCACCGCCACGAACCGCTGTGCAACGGTGCGGTGTTCGCCACCCGCGCCGAAGCCGCGACCATGGCGCGGGCCTTGAACCTGCCACCCTACGCCGTGTGGAACGGGCGCACCCGCAGATACGAAGGAAAGGGCGCTGTCATCGCCGCCCACCCACGAACCTGAGACAACCCGAGGGGCGCCGCGCGCGCCCTTCCAGCTGCCTCAGTGCAGAGCGATCCGGCCAAGGCCGGTCGGATGGGCACCGGGCCCTAACCCGGTACTTGGTAGGGTTACATGAGAAAACGAACCAAGCGGCGCGTTCCTTCGGGGAAGCGTCGGGCTCCAACACCGTTGCAGTGGATGGAGTGGGCGGCAGTGGTCTGCAAACTGGCTGCCGCCCTCGTTAGCTTCCTAGGAAACTGACGCCAAAGCCTCCGGGGTCCGCAAGGGCCTCGGGGGTCTCTCTCCTTAACGCCAAAGGGATTGAGAGACAATGACGGAACTGCGCATCTACGCCGCATGCCTCGCGAGCTACAACAACGGCATCCTGCACGGGGCTTGGATTGACTGCGATGGTAAGGACGGCGACGACCTCCGCGCCGAGGTCAACGCCATGCTGGCCGCCTCGCGTATTCCCGACGCTGAGGAATGGGCAATCCACGACACCGAAGGCTTTGGGCGCTTGGTCGGGGAATACTCAACCCTCGACACGGTTGCGACCATCGCCGAGGCGCTGGAGGACGACGCCGACGGTCGCCGCATGATCGCCCTGCGATACCTCATCGAGAACAACGGCGAGACGCTAAGCGATGCCCTCGACAAGCTCGACGACGTCTTCGTCTCCGAGCAGGAACCCAAGGATTGGGCATACGACCGCTTCGACGAAACCCACGAAGGCGGGGTCGACGCGCTGCCAGCAACCATCCGGTATCATATCGATTGGGAAGAGGTCGCCCGCGAGGCTGAGATGAATGGCGAGATTTGCCGGTTTGACGGCTATCTGATCGAGGATCGGACGTAATGCGCGGGCCCGCAGGCATGACCGACAAGGAACTCCGGGGCGCCATCCGCGCCCTGCCCCACATGACCGTATCGAAGGCCGAGAGCGGGGAATATCGGGTCGCGTATCTGACGAAGACCATCGCGACGGCGAAGCCGGAATGGGGCCGCACGCGGTGCGAGCAGCACCAAGAGCGCACCGCCTATTACACGGAGGATCGCGAGGACGCCTTGGGGACGGCCAAGTCCCTTTCGGATCACATGGTGGGCATACTGGCCCGCATGGGCGTGGAGGCCTGAAAGATGCGCCCCGAAACGCACAAGCGCGCCGAGGCGCTGAACCTGCGCGTGACCCACTACGCCACAATTGACGGGGCCATACAGCCTGTGGATGCCATCGCCACGACCGGCGACCGCCTCATTGTCTACCGAGAGGCCGACGCCAGCTATGACTTCGCGGGGTGGTGCCCCTGGGCGGCGGAGCCGTTCGGCTCCCACGGAGGCCGCTACAGGACCTTCGAGGCCGCCTTGGCGTGGCTCGAATGGATCGGGGAGCAGTCCGCATGACCGCCGGGCCTGCCCTCCTGTTCGGGCTTGCCGCCGCTGTGTCGCTCTATGGTCTAATCGACGCCCTGGCTTTGGGCCCGGTTCGGGGGGCGCCCTTAGGTGTAGCTTCCGGTGTCCCTGTGGTGCAGCACGTATTGCACCGCCAGCGGCCCCCACAGAAGCGCTGACAGCTTCGTCCACGTCCAACCTGCGGCATCGCCGAGGGCAAGCGAAAGCAGGCCCCAGATGACCCCGCCAACGATCAAAAGCGTCACGCCGACCATAAAGGTGATGGACGCGCCCTCGAACCACTGTGCTGCCAGCTTTTCCATGCCCGCCCTGTAGCGCGGCCCGCGTCCGTTACAAGGCAGCAACGTCGTTCAGGTCGCGTTCACAGCGGGGTGGAGGCAGGCGCTGAGAAAATCTGCAGCAAGTGAAATATTCGCTTTCCTACATGAACCCGAAATGAGTAGGGGGTGATTCGGAGGCGGAACATGATAAGAACACAGGATAGGAAATTTCATGCGGAACGACACGAGCTAACCGGCGGTGAGGGGCAGGCGCTTGGGGGGAAACCTATGCGCACTGCGGGCCTCGGCGGCACACGGCGGGCTGACCCATTTCAGGGCAGCGCAACCGAGGGACCCTTCCATATGAATGATAACTACGGAAAAAGCACGGGCGCGGGAAACGTAACTATGCGGTTGACGGAAGAGTTCGACTGTCTGAAAGGGGGCCGAGACGATGGCGATGAGCCAGCACACACGGAGAAATGCGATGTCGACGAGTTCGAGCGGGAAGCGCTCAGACGAGCTGAAGCTGCACGTCGGCGAGTTTGGGGGTTTTTCAACAGCCCTAATTCTCCTGGCGGAACTCGCTCCTGAGCGGATGACGCTTTCGCAGGCCATCTTCTTCATGTTGACCGCGACCGCCGACCTGATGGGCAAGGACCCTACCTTCAGCGACATTAAGGGCCTCGTCGGCGGAACGGTGAACCGCTCACTCCACACCACCTACCGTGTCCTGCTGGAGCCCTCGCGGAACTATCCGCAGGGCCTGGGCTGGCTGCGGCAAGAGCCTAACCCGATGGACAACCGCGAGAAGTTCCTGCGGCTGACCCCGAAGGGCCGCGTGGTCCTGAAGGCGCTGCTGAACGCACTGCAAGTCCCGAAGAACGGATCTGAAGCATGATCGACCTGAAGACGAAGCCGAATGGCATCTACTACATCGACGTCCAAATTCCCGCCGAGGGCGGCGGGTACAAGCGCCAGCGCATCAGCCTGGATACCCGCGACCGCAAGGAAGCGGACGCGCAGCGCCGCGATTGGCTGGCGGGCGTCCACCCGAAGCACCCCGCCATGGGCGGCGTCGTGGCGCCCAAAGGCCGCGAAGCACGCGACGAAACTTCCGTTTCCAGCAAGACGCCGCAAACGGATGGACCTACAGTCTTCCAGTGGCTGACCGATTGCCTCTACGACCCGAAGGTCTGGCGCGACGCGAAGGCCTTCGCCACCCACCAATCGAACGTGAAAATCCTGTCGAAGCTCATCGGGCACAAGCCGATGAAGGAGCTGTCGAGCCTCGACGTCCACAACCTGGAGAAGCAGCTGCGCGACGAGTTCGGCTACGCCGAGGCGTCGATCTGCAAGCTGATGGGCACCCTGTCGAAGGCCTGCAAGGTCGCCGCGCAGCCCATCACCGGCTTCCTCTCGACCCCTCCTCAGTTCCCCAAGCGGGCCACCTTTGACAACCGGCAGGACCGCGTCGTCACGATGGACGAGGAAGCGGTGATGCTGGAGTGCATCGACGCTCGCATTGAGGCCGAGCCACTGCGTCACTGGCGGGCGTTCAAGCGCCTCGTCATCTTCCTGCTCGACACCGGGTGCCGCCTCGGCGAGCCGATCCAATCCGGCCCATCGCACATCAAGCGCAAGCCTGGGCGCGACCGGGAAGGCAATGTCATCCAGGGTGTCTGGTTCCACATCCGCAAGGAGATCACCAAGAACGGGCGCAGCCGCGACGTGCCGTTGACCGCGCGTCTCAAGGCCATGCTGCCAGAGCTGAACGCGAATGCGGCGGGCGGTCGCTGGTTCCCTTGGCCGCACGGCTCAAGCGGCCCACTGTACCTGCTGACGTGCATCCGCGACGACATGAAGCTGCGTGGGTTCGACTTTGACGACGTCAAGCTGCACACCCTTCGGCACACCTGCGCGACGCGCCTTGCGGAGGGTGGGCTGGACCTGATCGCCCTGCGGGATTGGCTCGGCCACACCGACATCAAGATCACCGCCGGGCGCTACGTCCACCTCATGAACGGCCACATCTACCCCGGCGTGAGCATCCTGGACGACTACTCCGGCACGATTGGATCAGACGAAGGGAATTGGGACGACGATGGAAGTTCATGTGGGATCACGAATGATGATGCTAACGGAAGGGATCGTGTCACCGCTGGCACACCATCGGTGCAATAA